TCAGTTATGGTAGAATTTAGAAATGACATTAAGATGGATATTAACAGACCAGAGGAATGTCTGGACAAAGCTAAGAAGATTATTACTGATGATAGAAATAAAGACTATGGAAATTACACAAAAAATTTAAAAGTCATATCTAATTTTTGGAAAGTATTTTTAGGAAAAGATATTAGTCCAAACGAAGTTGCTTTACTCATGGCACTATTAAAGATAGCAAGGATAAGTACAGGCAAGTTTACTCCAGATAGTTACATAGATGCTTGTGGTTATTTATCGCTTGCTTATGCTTTAGATAAAAGCAAAACTAAAGATTAATTTTTAACAAACTTACACTTACCTTTTTCACTTACTCCAAGTATAAACACTCCCATCTTTTTTTGTTTGTTAGTTAGTTGTCTAATTCTTGGATATATATAATTATATTCTTTCTTCTTTATTATTACTTTAGATGTTTTGAGTGGCAGGTATTTAACATCTATTAATCTAATGTTAAATGGTTTGAATTTTATTGCTACTATATCTACTGGGCCAACATTGAATCCACGAAAGGGATGCCAATTATTTTCTAATAACCATTTCATCGCAACGTTCTCAGCCCAAAGACCTTTTGTTGCTTTATTCATAAACCCCAAAGATATTCCCACTACTAGGTATAGTAGCAACCTCCAATATTTATACTTTATATAGAATACTTATCCACAAATTAATGTCAAACTGTGGATAACTTTTGCTTTTTTCTTTTTTTCTTTTTAGTTTTATATTGTTGAACAGGGTACATTATTTAAGACTCCAATATATTATAAGTAAAGATATTATTATTAATGTTGCGAGTAATATATATGCACCTATATCCATTAGTGTAATGTACCTTCTGTAATTTGATTGTCTGTATCATTGACAGATAAAGCAATAAATCTTTTTACTTGTTCCCTAGTTGTAAAACCATTCACTTCTATGTATAAGGTATATCTATTTTTTTTCTTTTTTATCAGATTAAAAATAGGTTTTAATGGTAACCTACTACCAAGAAAATACTCTTCCATTTCTTCTAACTCTTTTATTATATCTTGTTTTTTCTTTATCATTTATTTCAAAAATTTTTTAGCTATGTTTATTCCAAAACTACCAGCAATGATTACAAGCAAACAATACGAATACCAAGAAGGAGCTGTTGAAAGTAATGTCCATCCTTGAATTAAATATGGTTGTAGTGGTGGAATAAAATGAAAAACAAAAAGCCCTGTAAATAAAATACAAAGGTATTCATCTTTCCATGAAGTTTCGCTAGCTTTTTGAGCAGAAGCTGCCCAATCTAATTCTGCTTTTCTTTCAACCTTCTTTCTTTCACCATAATGTTTAATGCCTGACATTACAGTTGAACCCACAGTTTTAATTAATAAAGACCAGATCATTTGAATATCCTCATAGCTAAATAAATAAATCCTAGTAGTGAAGTAATAACAGCTAATGCTCTTATACTTCCAGAACCAACAGCTAATTGTTTTTCTATTCCTTGAATTGCTTTAGTGTTTTCTTTTGATTTGTTTTCCAGTCTTGCCAAACTAGACTTGATTTCTTTATAACGATGGGAGCAAATATCTTCGTGGTCTTTGAGTGTACTAGCCATTATCTTTTATTTGGTTTAGCTCCTCTTGGTCCAGTATGACCAGGAAGTTTGCCACTCTTTTTAATAGTTACAAGATCGTTAATTAATCTTTTTATTTTTTTTACATTTATCATATACTACCTTCTCTACTATTTTTGTCAGGATATTGTGGGTAAAGATAAACAGTAACCTGACTATCAGTACAAGTTGCTACTTTCCAGTCATACATAAAATCGAATTGCTGAACCTGTTTTATTGTTTGTGTTGGTTGGTCATTGATACATTCTTCCATAGAATCATATTGTTTCTCCATCTGGAAAAACTTTACATCAGTAGGATTATCTGAACCATACTGAGAGATATGGATAAATACTACAAACATAAACCATTTCATCTTATTTATATTTTTCCTTTATAATTATAAATTTTCTTGCATTAACTTGGTCTACCCAACCCTGCTTAGTTCTTCTTACTGTTACTTCTTCTGGTACATAAAATAAATTTTTAATCTCTTTATCTGTTTTTAATTTCTTACCTTTTACAAAATATTTTTCCTTTCCCATTTGAGTAATTATACATTGGATTGTTTTAATATTTAATTCTTTACATACTACCATTCTATTATTTCCAACTATTGTTTTTAAATGTCCATTGTTATTATTTAAAAATAAAGGATCTAACAATCCTTTTGCTTGTATAGATTTCTTTAATGCATCATAGAATTTTTGTTCTGTGCCATTTATAAATTCAGGTCGTGTTATGTATTTAATTTTTTCAAAAGGAACTTCAGCAAATATAGTATTAATTTTTTTCCAATTTTTTATTGGCATCGCTGTTTGTTTTTGCACTTGGTATTGTTACACCTCCAGTTTCATTACTTAATTTATCTCCACGATTTAATCGTTGTAAAGTTTGTAGTGGACCTAATACATTAATGACTTCTCCTTGTGAACAACCAGATGTTAGTGAGTTTTTTCTATTAATTAAAGTTTTCTCATAACTTGTTGCCTGATGTGTATTAACATTTTTTGTATCAAAACTTCCATCATCTAATTCTTTTTTTAATCTTGACCAATGTTCTATCTCTCTTACTCTATCTTTGGCAACAGATTCCTGTTGTGCTTTTGCCCATATACATTCATCAATACCAATTTGCAGATATTCTTTTTTAAATTCATCAGTTTCTGTTTCAAGTTTCTTTTGTTTCTTCTTTAACTTAACTAAGTTTCTTCTGTATTCAAAAGATAATGTATGTAGGTTTTCAATAAATACTCCTTGTTCTCTTACAGATTGCCAGTACTTACTGGCTTTAGTTGGATGCTTACCATCATTTAAAACAGAAAACCTCATCTCAGTTTCTGTTCTAAACATCTGGCGTTTTGACATAGTATCATTGAGTTCATTTTGTATTTTATTAATGAACCCATTATCCTTAGTTGGCAACATAGGATAATTAATTTGTGTTAGTTTTGTCATATCAATCCAATGTATATTTTACTGGTCTACGTTCTGGGCGTTTTGGTTCATCTAAATTATCCCATATTTCTTGTGCTTCTTCAACCTTGCCATCAACAATCGCTTGTGATTGTGCTTTGGTTTTAGAAACATTAGGATATTTGCCTGCCCAAGTTGTTGCTTTAGCATTATCAGATGTAATCCAAACATCACCTGGATGTCCTTGAAATACTGGCATATCATCTCTGTCTTGATGAGTGAAAAAGTCTTTGCCTGTGTTTTCAATTACCCAATATTTGTTTGCCATAGTTGTATCCTTAAAATTTTTTAACTATTAGTTATTGTCTTTGCTGTTAATGCTTCTGAATATTCATCTGTATCTGTATGTGTTGTGTTAAAATCAGGTCCAGCTCCACCAAAACATAAACCACCAGCCGATGCTGCTGCTAGACCACAGAACATAGTATTGGATCTAGCTCGTGTTATTGCAGCTCCACTTGACCAAGCAGTACCATTATAAAGTTCTGTTGTACTAAAACGAACAGCACTTCCATCATGCCCACCTACTGTTATTGCATCAGTTTGTATTCCACCGTGAGAATGATTATTGTTTCGTGCAGTATTTAAAGCACCACCACTAGTCCAATTCGTTCCATCAAATTCTTCTGTTGTAGCAGTAATTGGGTTTCCCCCACAAGTTAATCCAGCAGTTGTTGTACCACATACCATATGTACTGATCTTCCTGTAGCAACACTATTTTTATTAGACCATGATGAACCATCATATTCCTCGGTAATTGTGCTAAAACCACTAGCATATCCAGCTACCCTTAAAGCAGCAGTTTGTGAACCACAACCTTGTGTTTCAACAGCAGCAGTATTTAAAGCTCCTCCAGCAGTCCAGTTTGTGCCATCATATTCAAAAGATTCAGTACTTCTGTTAGCATTTCCACCATTATCAGAACCTCCAAATAGTAGTCCAGCAGTTTGGGCAGTTCCTGCACTACCAGAATTTATTTTTGCTTCTGTCATAGGATTAACAGCAGTCCAAGCAGTTCCATTGTACTCCTCACACTCAACATCTCTACCAGTAGCATTACTGCCTGGTCCATAACCCGTACCAGCAAGAGCAGCAGTTAGTGTGCCAAAACCAACTATTGATTGTCCTGCTACATTTAATGCACCACCAGATGAAAATGCTGCTACATTCCTTGCAACTTTTAAGGTATTAGAAGTGCTGTTATACCACACTAATCCATTTGATAATGTTGGATCAGATGATAAAATTTCTACACCACCAGCAGGTTCTGTTATAGAACCACTACTACGACCTACATTATCTGATATTGTTCCACTCATAATTAACTATCTGTTACAGTTCTTGTTGCTGTTCCATTATAATATTTTAATAAACTTGTTGTTGTGTTAAACCATACTTGTCCTGTTGTAGGACTTCCAGGATCACTTGATAATAATTCTATACCTGTAGCTGCTGCTGCAACTACACCTGATTGTCTATCGATATTATCAGCAACTATACCACTCATAGTTTATCCTATCTTGTTTGATCTAAATAACTAACTACAACATCAACTACTGCTGCTGATGCTGTTCTAGCTACTAAATGATCTTCGTCTACAAGAACTATTCTTCCTGTATGTTCAAATGTTGAATTTGCTGCGAGTGCTTGGTCGGAATAAATTTCATAATCATTACCACCACCATCATCGTCAATAAAAAGATCAAAAGTTTCTGCTGAACCTGCTGTTTCACAAAATGTAATTGATAAAATAGTATAAGTGTGTCCATTAACACCATTTATCAAAACAAATTCACTATCTGTGAGTGTTGCTTTAAATGCTACTTTTAATAATTCACTAGCCATTATTTGTTTCCTCCATTAATAAAAAAATAATTCATAATTAAAATCCGAATACTAATGCCTTTCCTGTGCTTGTTATATAAGGTGTCATTACTGGATTAGCAGCAATCGTTACAGTATTTGTTGCTGTAACTGCTGTTGTTATTCCATTACCAGCAGCAACAACTAATGTTTCTCCATCGTCTACTGTTTGAGTTGCTGAACCATCTGATAAAATAAAATCATCCATAGCACCAGTACCATCTACTCCACTATAAGCAAAGTGAACTCCTACATTATCGTTATCCGAGAATGAACCAGAACTAACAACATGAGTAACTGGAACTTTTGAATATCCAGTTGCATCAGTAATTGAACCTGAAACTTTAAAGACAGCATATGTTGATGCTGTTCCTTCTTTAGTAATTGTTACAATTCCTTTTGCTGTTGAGTTA